CTTCACATAGGGTTTCATTATTAGATCTTGGTGATTGTCTAAACGTAGGTACAGCTAAATCTCCTGCTGCTCCTGTTGTTACCCAACTTGCGCCCTCTCTTGTCTTTGATAAAGTTCAGCAACACATAGCTAAACCTGCTTACTTAAAACCTGTAATAGTTGAGGGCGAAGGACTCGTAGATCCTATGATGAAAGGCCTCAAAAAGATTATGGGCGGGCAAACTTTTGTTGATCCTGATTTGCTTGAAGCAGCAGCTAATGATGTGTTCCAGTGTATAGGCAAACCCACTACCGGCAGAGGCATTATACATACTTATGCTGAAGCAATTACAGGCGTGGAGGGTGATCCGTACAAACGACCAATCAACAGAACAACGTCGCCTGGCTATCCGTATAATTTGACTAATAAATCTAAAGGGAAAACCGCATGGATGGGATGCGATGAAAATTATATTGTTGATAATCCCGCCCTCATGTCCGATGTCGAGTCACTTTTGAGTCATTCCAGGAATGGAGTTCGTGGAAGCGCAATATCTATTGCAACTCTGAAAGATGAAAAACGACCTCTTGAGAAAGTTGACGCCGGAAAAACACGAGTATTCGAAGCTTGTCCTCAACATCTCGTAATTGCAATCCGACAATATTTTCTTGATTTTACAGCCCATGTCATGCGCAATCGAATTGATAACGGAATCGCTGTCGGCATCAACCCATTTTCACTAGAATGGACTAAATTAGCTCACCGCTTACAAACAAACGGTGATTATATGATTGCTGGCGATTTCTCAAATTTCGATGGATCCCTTCTCCTCCAGATTCTGGTCAAAATTATCGAAAAGATAAATGATTGGTACGGTGACGATGCAGATGCACAATTGACTCGAGCAGCTCTTTGGGAACACATTTGCAATGCAGATATTTTAGTCCGCGGTGAGGTAATTAGGAAGACCCACTCGCAACCTTCAGGTAATCCGTTGACTGTAATTATAAATTCTATCTTTAACGGAATTGTGATGCGCATTGCGTACATGCTCCTCAAGAAGGAACAAGGCATGCCTGCTGTGTGTGACTATCGCAAGTACGTAACTGAAATTATATATGGTGACGATGATATAAAATCGGTCAAACGTGAAATTACTAGTTGGTTTAATCAACTCACTTTGACCGACGCGCTTGCTTCATTTGGACTCACGTATAGAGACGAAGGTAAAACCGGAATAATCCCCAAATTTAAACCGTTGGTGGATGTAGCTTTTCTTAAAAGAAAATTTGTTATTCAAGACGACGGAACTTTCTTAGCGCCTATGGACCTGGAAAACGCTTTGGAGATAACAAATTGGATTCGTGGTAAAGCACTCCGAACTTCAACTCTGGAAAACTGTGAACAAGCTATCGCCGAACTCGCTCTGCACCCACAACATGTGTACGAACATTGGAGCTCTCGTATACAGGAGGAACTAAGGAAGGTTGGAATTGCCATCACTGTCCCTACTTACTTTGAACAAAAGCAAGAATACAAGAGTAATCGTGATGGTTATGACCGAGCTGAATATGTTCCTCTTTGGTAAACTCCACGGCCTTGTCCGGGAAGCGTGATCTTGACTAGAGAATACAAACGGGATACTTCTCCTGTCACTGCTGTTTCCTTGCCACTAAAAGAGTGTTGCTGTGCTCTGGTGATACAGCTCCCGACTTTAGGGTGAATAATCATCTACCCCTATCGTATAACATGATTGCTAGTAATTCAGACTCTCAAAGTGGTTCTGTTTCGTATGACCACGACCAAAATACGAAAGTTGATTCAACCCGTGGTAAACTACTTACTGATATACAAATGTCTGCAGAATCTGTACCAATGACGTCGACCGTTACACAAATGGCACTTGACGATACGACGCGACATGAAATTAAAAGTATTTTAGAACGACCCGTTAATCTAG